CTGCTTTCTGTGTGTTGAGATCATATGATTTAACATAACCAGATCCAGCAACTGTTCCAACTTGGAATCCAGCATCAAAATTATATCTCGCTTTATAAAGAGATACTTCCTGACCGTCAAAGTGATCGACTACAGTTGTATTTTCTCTTCCAGTAGTTACGGTTAGATTCTTTCCATTTACAGAAACAATCTCCATAACCTCTTTGCCAACAGAGATAAGATTTCCATCAGAGAATCCAGTTGTACTATCTAAGGTTAACGTTGTAGATCCCGCAGCAAATCCAATATGGTCAATATACAATGTAAGTCTGGCAGTGCTTAATGAAGCTCCAGACCTTACCAAAGATTCATCATCTACACCAAGGTAATCTGCTTTTCTATAACCAGAACCTTTTGCCTGAATTGTAATGTTAGAAACAACACCAGCACTGGAGACGGTGATATTAGCAGTAGCTCCCGTTCCAGTTCCACCAGTTAAAGGAACATTTGTGTAATTTCCAGAAGTATAATCAGCACCACCATTTAAGACCTGGAATCTTCCAATACCAGTGTCATTAATATTAGATGAGAATCGAGGTGTTTGGAATACAACTTCCTGATACAATCTCTTTCTGAGATAGTAAGTTTTGGTTTTAGTAATGTCGTCTGGGAAAATGCTAATATCAACTTTATCACCAATGCCAAGACCATGATTATCAGCAGTCTCAATCAGAGCAACACTCTGATTTACTTCAAATGGTTCTAAACCATCGCTCAATGAAGTAAGTGTTACTGGTCTAGTTCCAGAAGTATTGAAGAAATCTGACGACTGTACGAAATATTCTCCTGTGTTGAAATCTAACCAGTTACCACTGAGAACTTTAATTTCAACTGTATTTTGACTGGAAGTTCCATTCAAAACTTCACCAGTTGCAATTGTTGGATTGATACCATCAGTTAGACTTAAAGTGGCACCTTTGGTGTAAGAGCTCTTTTGATCTAAAAGAATGAAGAAAGTTTTGATGTCAGCAGAGAAAGTTCCTGTGTTATCAAATACGCCAACAACATCTTTTAGAACAACTATATTGTCGTTTTTAATGTCACCAACAATTGTTCCTGATGCATTGGAAGATGGTTGACGCAATGTGTCATCGGTAAACAAGTATGCGTTTTGGATTGTTGTTAGTTTTACAACTTTATTTTCGTAACTATCAAGATATTGTACTTGTTTTCCTTTAACGGATTCTACAAGTGCTTCTGCTTCTGATCCTTCAGAACCTCTATTATCAAAATATACTTTCCCATTAACAGAGAAATTAACAGAAGATCTATCAATGGAAATATTATCGATAGTTCCAGATTTAACTTCAGAAATTTCCGCTACAACACCCTCGCCATTTCTAGGCATACCAGGGATATAAAATCTTTTGGAGTTCTTTGGAACGTCATTTTGATTGATATCTGAATTGTAGTTACTATCCACAGGAAGTGAATAGAAGTTTTCACCTAGGATGTATGGATATTGTGGTACTTGGTTGCTATCAATAGTGAGGAAGTAAGCATACGCTCCTTCTGGGAAGTCTGGGGTAATACAAAATCTGCCATTATTCTCATCAAGTGAACCAGACTTATGGACGTAAGTGTAATCATTTGTGAACGATCCCAATGGATATTCTGTCAAAGAAGGACCACCACTGCGAGATCCTTTAATGTCATAACTAGATGTCATTCTTACAATGGGTGAAGATGCATCTAATGGATTTTCGTGAGCGAAAGGTCCATAAATTGGGTTGCCATCATAAGCAAATCCGAGAATTGGTGAGTGAACTTTGTTGGGTGGTTCTAACCCAGTTACGCTAATATTGTCATTCAAAGCAACTCTGAGTGCTTTGGGGTTTGCAACATGACCGTATCCATACTCTAAAACATTGTTATAGTTCGGAAAAACATATCCACTCTCAGTGTCTAGTTTAGACTTTAATTTTTGATACCTGTTGAAGTTCCACTCTGTGAGAAGTGGAGTTGCTGTAGCTCCACTACCTACGGGAATAATATCTACACGAACTGTACTCTGTGTATAAAATCTACCACCAGCATTCTTATTAAATCCAATGATCTTGCCGTCTGTGTCTACAATAGAAGTATAGTCTGCAAATCTACCCTTTCCATTTCTATCAGTAATCCTGACAATAGGAGCAGAAGAGTAATACTCACCTGGGTTATCAATAACAAGACTAGTAACTTCATCTCCAGTAACAACTGCGCGAACTACAGCTCCTTTACCAGAAGTAACCTCTACAATAGGAACTCTTGGAAATATAGTATTAGTATCGACGATATATCTTTCTACTACGGAACCAGAAAGAATTGCTCTTGCCTTATTTGGGACACCATCGATCAAAACAAATGGTGGTTTTGCATATCCACTACCTTGGGTATTGACAGCAATCGATTCCAGTCTTCCAAAACGTATACTTTCTGGATCACGATATCCATAAACACGAACACCATTAAGAAGAATACCAACGTCTGCTTTTGGCGTTTTGTACTTCTCTGTTGTTCTAGTTGCTTGCTTTCTGATAATACGAAGCAACTTTTGATCTTTTATCTTTTGAGTTACTTCAGAACCATCTAAAATCTTGTGTGATGGGAATCCAGAAGATGTGATGTAGTAATATTGATCGTCTGAAAAAATAGCAGAAACGTCAGTGGAAACATCACTCAGGGAAGTTTGAACGGATGGGACAGTAGGTGAATTAATAGGTAAGTTATTATTCAGGATCCATCTGGACTGATTTGTGCCAGTTCTTACAATTTTAGGGTCAGATGTCTCAAATCCTGGATTTGATATTTGAATTTTATCACCAGCATATGCATATGGATGCTGCTGATCTATAGAAAAATTATAAACAACGCCCAATGTTAGAAGTTTAACATTAGAACCTTCAATAATTACTGGTTTGTATACGGAATCTCCTGAAGAGTGATTGTAAGTTACACTTCCTCTTTGCTTGATAACAAATTGTGTAATATTTTTTTCTTCAAATTTGATTGTCTCTTCGCCAATCAAAATTTCTCCTTTTTTACCCCACCCAATTGTCGAGAAAACATTGATACGCTTACCAACACCAGTAGTTTGTGTTAGATCTTTCTCTAGGGTGGTTTTAGTAGAAATTGCAAATTCTCCAGTAACAGTTTCTGGAGCTAGAACAATATTCCAAATTTTCTCGCCATCCGATGTTCCATCTGGATAAACATTATCAACTGTAGCAGAAACATAACCATACTCATTTGTCTCTGGTTGAATAATCTTATTACCAATGAGATCTTTTGGATCTCCAGAAATCACTTTTACTTTTAGAGCATAAACATTAATCCAATCAGACTTTGATGCCTTATATGTAAAGTCTTTTGGTTTATAAACATCAGGTTGGTTAGTGTCATCCTTAGCAACAATTGTTGTAAAGATGAATTTGATTGAACTGTCAGTTCCCTTCGTCTTATAAAACTTTTGGATGTTTTTGATTAAGGTTCTCTTATCAATCTCTCCCTTCAAATATTTTTCTGGAAAAGAACCCAAATATTGAGATTCGAAGTTCTTTACTAAAGCATAAAGGAATAGATTGCTGACATTATATACTTTCTCTCCAGCAGCATGTAAAGTAGCGGTAGTGCTTTGGAAATCGGATGAACTGTATAGATCACCGAGAGTTGTATTACCACTAACTCCTCTAGAGCACTCTAGAAGGTCTGTGTCGGTTCTAGAAGCATAGAAAATAATCTCGCTACCAATGCGAACATAACCATTCTTCTTGGGGAAGGAAGAGGCGTCTGAGAGAGTAATAGTTGTGTTGGTAGCAGAAATGGTGTTTACAAGACTATCATTCTGCTTGAGAAGATTTTTTTCATAGTAATCAATGTCTGCATATTTTTGTAAGTTGCTAAGGACATCCAAAGGACCACCCTGTACTTCCTGAGATTCATAATACTTTTGTACGAATTTAGCAAAAAGTTCGTACTCAGTAGAAATGAATTCAGGAAGCTGTGACTCAATTAGAGTGGAAATTCTCTTAGTCTTTACAGCAGCCATTTACTTACTCTTTATATGCGGTGAAACTAGAATTCGCTACATCAACATCAAGATAAACCTCGCGGAGTGCCTTGATATCATTAGATAGTGGTTTTACTCTAACAGAGATGCGATTATCAAAATATGTACCCTTGATGATAGTCAAATCGTACATTTTTAGTTCACCTTTTACATAATCAATATCGCCAACTTCTTTGTCGAGGACAACCTTTTCGCCAGTTGCAGTATCTAGTCTATATAGGACAATTTTGCCATCCCTATCTTCTAGATACACATCGAAGTTGGGATACTCAGTTACTCTAAATCCAGTGGTAGACAAGACTGGACCATCACAATCCTTGTCAAAAGAATTCTGGTAACAAATCTCATAATAGAACGTAGAGTTTAACTGTGGGTAAAAGTCCTTTCTTAATGTAACCTCAGTTAAATTGGAGTTGATTGATCGATCAGCGTCATCAATAACACCAACCATTTTACTGTGTCTGAACTTACCATTAAACTTCTCAATATCCGAAGTATTGATATAATTTTGAACCGCAGAAATCACTTTGTCTCTAATTTGTGCTGGTGTCTGATCTGTTGTGCTGCGATTGTAGTAAATTTTACTACGCATCTCAACATATAGAATAGAAGGATCTACAATTTCTGGTTCAACCGAAGCAACAGAGTATTTCTGTAGTTCTGCTACAATATTGCTCTTTGTTAGAGATGTTAAGTAAGCAGCATCCTTTGGTTTTAGTACAATGAATACTTTTCCGTATTGTGGTGGATCTTGCTCCTCTCCTCCAAATATAATGATATCGCTTGTGGCAGGATAGATTCTGCGAATGATAGCAGAGTAATCATCAGCAGTAACGGCACGATCTTGTGTACCATATGCTTTTGGTGCTGTATAGCGGATCTTCTCTGTACTCTCAATTTCTTCGCCTCCAGCAGCGGCGACTGTTGACGTGATAGATACGTCGAAAGAGTTGGGAGAGACACCTTGTGGGTTCTCTAGGACACCAGAGAAGACGAATGTACGCACACCGTTGCTCTCTGGACCAGAAGTGGTTATGTAAGACACTTCCACCCTCGCACCATTCTCTAGTGCCTTACCTAAAACACCATCACCAAAGAGTAATTCATATCTTTCGTCTTCAATTTCTTCCAAGAAGAAAATCTTTGATGATCCATTAATGCCAATAATATTATCAGCAATTAGCCATGGTTCACTAAAAGATCCGCCTGTTGGAAATACTCTTACTCTAATAGTATTTGTGTCAATATCTTGGTTATCGAGAATAAAACGCTGGGACTTAAGTGATGTGTTGACAGTATAGGTATTGACTAGTTGTGTACCTTCTCTTACTTCAACATTTTCAAATGTAGCAACACCATTAGATACCTGTGCTGTTACATCATCTAGAGTCACATATTGATAGATGTTATTATCATACGAAGCAATAAACCCCGTTCCTTTCTTCAGCAGGAGTTCTGTATCACTCGTTGGATTGTTATAAGTTACATTAAATGACACGTAAGCAGTTGGAGACGTTGCGCTCTTAGGTCTGTATCCTAACTGCTTCGCAATTGCTACCACATTGTCCCTCAAGGTGGCAGAATCAATGAATAGTTCATTGACTACCATATTAGCGTTAAACGCCGTATAGTAGGTGTTATAGGCGAGTGTATCGATTAGCGTCGATAACGCACTACCTTCAAAATCATAGTCAGTAAAATCTGACTGTGCTCTGAGATATTCTTTCAGAGCAATCTTAATATCTTCAAAATCTAAGTTAGCAACCTGAGTATAAGGCATTATCGTGTACGCTCTAGAAAGAATTCTACTGCTACTGGTGC